ATCGCATTGGGCCGGGAAGAACTCAAGTGCGACGCGTGCGCCGTAGATATTTTTGCGGGCGCGTTTGATACGCTTCGGCGTTAATAGTTCGACGCCGAAGCCGCAATATTTCATACGCCCGCGCTTGTCTGGTCGGAACCTGGAATAGTCCAGCATGTCTTTACTCCGATCTGCTTAGTGTTAGCGTCAGCCACCACGCCCCGGGGGGCGGGCGTGGCCAATGCTAGGCCAGGACTGGTTTCGGCGGCTTCGGAGCTATGTCGGCGATACGATGCACCTCGACGCGATGGTAGCCGTGCAGGTGGCGACTCAGATCGCCGTAGAAGTTGTGCCAGTTCCCGCACAACGGGCAGATAAACTTGTGTGCCATGGTCTGTCCCTCACTTTCGGATTATTGAATCTATACCCATCATAGCCCATTACTACTACTAAGTAAAGAGTAATACGAACCACTTATGCAGCAATCTGGCCGGTTTTCGGGCTGGGCTCTTGACTCTCAGGGGTCCGCGAGCGTAACGTGGGCGCGATGGACTGACGCAAAAAACATTTGTGCGCAGCGTCACCAGCTCAGGCTGGACAGGCGATGCCGGGACGTGGCGCCCTGGGTCAAGACCGACGGGTCGCAGCTAGTAGTGGTCAGGCTAAAGACCACGGCGGGATTGAGTCCGCCATATCAAATCGTGCCTGGATGGGGATTACAGGATGCCGAGTTACGTTCTACCCAGATACTGGGTGACGGGTGACGAAAGGTTCCCCGGTTTTCAAGACTTTCCCTTTATGCGTCTACACGAGAGGACTTCCTTTAGTACCAGTCACTTAGAGTCACCCGTCACCCGGTGACGGGGGTACGTTCTACCCAGATACGAGGAGGCCCTGATGCCCAGGTACGAGGTTCGGTGCGAGGATTGGCTGACGGCTACTCGGTGCTTGCGGTGTCGGGTAACTGCGCTCCAGGGCTTTGATCCCACTCAGTTGGAAAAGATTGTACGTGGGGTTACTCATATAAACCACCCGCATTGCAGTTGTTGTTCTGACCGCAACTACCGAACTCTCGTTTATCGTCTCGGGTTATTTGGAGCGTCTCCGCATACTTTGAAGCAGACCGCAGCTTGGTTAGGGGTTACTTCTGAGCGTATCCGTCAGATTGAGGCGAAGTGTCTCAGACGAGTACGCAGTTTCATCACGGCTGGCTCAGATGCGTGAGGCGTGGGAGCGGTTGCAGTGCCGGGTGGGGTGGCACCGGATGGATCGGAAGGTGGTGTCCAAGCTACCTGGGGGGCTGCTGAGGTGTAGCCGTGCCGGGTGTCGGCAGGTATGATGCTCGACGCTGTGATGGCGTTGATCGGCCGGATGGAGACGGAGCTCGACGCGCTGCCGGCGGGTGACGTGATCGATAGCGACGGCGAAGAGACGGACAATGAGAGTGAGACGATGCGTATCAAGGTTGAGCGATGCTGGCTGGTGTATGGATTGTTAGGTTTAGCTACTTACCTGGGCGCCGCGCTAATCCTGATTGATTGGCTAACTAGGAGTCCCTGATGCCCAGGTATGAGGTGAAATGCAGGCGGTGCCAGGCTGGCGGGGAGATCACGATGTCGTTTCGGGAGTTCGATGATCGGGTGATACCTCCGGAGAGGACACGGCTTCAGTTGGGGCATATCAGGGCGGTTCCGTGTCCGACGTGCGCCGTGGTGGCGTTGTCGTTGGTCCCGTCGGCGTTCACGTTCTCGATATGAGCGAATACGCGGAAATTCTGTGGCATCGCTTCCAGTGCTTGGTGCGCTGGCATCGGTTAGACCGGGAGATCAAGATGGGTTGGTGGTATCAGCCTCATTGGCCCAAGCTCTACGGATGTAGCCGTGCCGGGTGTCGGCAGTACCGTATCAGGAAGGCGTGATGGAGCTGATTTGCGGTTACTGCGGGGCAGAGATCACCGAAATGTATATCAGCATTGGGTTAACCGATCCATCGACGGCTGAAGACGAGTTTGAGAAAGAGGCGAAGTTTCAGCACGAGCAAGGGTATCACGTCGTTCTGATGCCCACCACGACAGGGTCGGAGAACGTCACCGTGACGTTTGATGCCTAGTTGCATCCACTTCTGGAAGCTGACCCCGCCGAGTCAGGGTGGTGCCAGGGGGATCAGTGTGGGCGTGTGTTTCTACTGCGGTGAGCGGAGGGAGTTTCCCAATGAGGAGCAGACCGAGGGGAAGAGGCCGATCTGGCAGCACACGAGGAAGAACCAGGGCGTGAAGGTGCGATATTGACCCTCGTGGTACACTATTATGGGACTTCCCTGCGATGGCTGCCGGGGGGTGGGATTGCAGAGCAAGTCCCAGTTCCTCCTTTCGCCCCCTGGCCGGTTGATCTCGGCTGGGGGGTTTTTCGTGTCAGCGAATAGGAGGCGCAACTATGCAGATACGTGACCGGATCAAGGAGCTGAGGCGCGTCCCGGCGTCGGAGCTTATCCCCAACCCAAAGAACTGGCGCACCCACCCTGTCGAGCAGCAGGACGCGCTCAGGGGAGTGTTAGCCGAGGTTGGGTATGCAGACGCCCTGATCGCCAGGGAAACGCCGGAGGGGCTGATGCTGGTGGACGGGCATCTGAGGGCCGAGACAACGCCGGACGCGGACGTCCCGGTGCTGGTGCTGGACATCAACGAGGCCGAGTCCGACCTGATGCTGGCGACCCTCGACCCGCTGGCGGCAATGGCTGGCCGGGACGAGGAGCGGCTGACGGAGTTACTGGCGACGGTGTCATCCGATAACGACACGGTGAACGCTCTCCTCCAGGCCGTGGCGAACGGGTACGAGCCGCTGACGATATTAGACTCTGAGCCGCCCGATAATCCATATGTGCAGACCGTGGATACTCCGATATATGAACCGTCGGGGCCGCAGCCGGAGGTCGCCGAGTTATCCGACCGGAATAAAGCTGACGAGTTGCTCCGCGAGATACGGGATGCTGAACTACCGAAGGAGGTCGAGGGGTTCCTACTAGATGCGGCAGAGCGGCACGTCGCCTTCAACTTCCAACGGATCGCGAACTATTACGCCCACGCTCCCGCTGATGTCCAGGCGTTGATGGAGCGGTCGGCCCTGGTGATCATCGACTACGATCAGGCCATCGAGAATGGATTCGTTCGGCTCAAGGAGGACATCGACACTGCCTTCCATGAGGACTTCCCCTATGCGTGAAGACTTCTGTGCCTTCATCCTGTCACACGGCAGAGCGAACAACGTGATCACGTACCGGACGCTTCAGACCCACGGCTACACGGGCAAGGTATTCATCGTGATCGACGACGAGGACGAGACCGGTGAGGAGTACAAGCGCATCTATGGCGACGACGTCCTGGTGTTCTCCAAGGACGAGGTCTCGCGTTACACTGACCAGTTCGACAATTCTACAGACCGTCGGACGGCTCTCTGGGCGCGGAACGCTTGCTGGGACTTGGCGAGGCAGATGGGTTATCGGTACTTCATCCAACTGGATGATGATTATGTCTCATGGCGGTATCGCCGACTGGGGATGGGCCATTCCACGAGTATCTCAGATGCTCCCGAGTATCATACTTGGAAGATAAAAAGCCTTGATAGCGTATTCGATGCGCTCGTTCGGCTTGTTGTGGCGACACCCATCAAGACGATTGCATTATCTCAGGGCGGCGATCATATCGGCGGCGTGGAATCGAGACGGATATTCCGACGCAAAGCCATGAATAGTTTTGTCTGTGATGTTAATAAGCCTTTTCTGTTCCGAGGTAGGATTAACGATGACGTAAACACCTATATTGCTTTAGGCCGAACTGGAGACTTGTTCTTTACATATATGCCGCTTCAACTCGACCAACTTCGTACTCAGACAAACAAAGGGGGTATGACTGAGTTGTATCGGGAGTCTGGTACTTATATGAAATCCTTCTATACGGTGATGGCGGCTCCTTCTTGCACGACAATTAGGTCTCTCCACAACAGTCGGACTATTGGGCCGCAGAATCCTCGCCTCCATCATAGGATTAACTGGCATCGGGCCGTTCCGCTAATTATAAGACAAGGGTTCAAGAAGGCGGTGGAGGTCTAATGCCAAAGCGCAAGCAGCCGGGGCTATATCCGACGCCGCAGAAGCGAGCCGAGTGGGAGCTTCGCCGGTATCAGATGCTGGAGTTGTACAAGGGCGGGGCGACGGAGAAGCAGATCGGGGAGACCCTGGGCGTCGACAAGTCCCAGGTTCACCGGGACATCAAGCGCGTCCTGAACGACCTCGCCGAGAGGCACATCGGCATGGCCGACCAGATGCGTGCCCTCCAGATGGAGCGGTACACGACCCTCCTGTCCCGGTGGTGGCCCCAGGCTCTCAACGCTGACGAGACCGCGACCAAGATGGTGATGTCCATCATGCACCGGATCTCGGAGATCAACGGCGTGATCCCGAAGGAGCCGCTGATCACCATCGACCAACGTTCAATCCACCTGACCCAGGGCGAGGTCACATTCTCAATCGAGGCGGCGAGTGGTAACTACCTCAACGGCGACGGCCCCAACGGTAACGTACCGGAGGCCCAGTCTCTACCCGAAGCAGCAGAGGGCGATCTTCAGCCCTGACCGCTACGGGATCATCGAGGGGTCAACCAAGTGCGGCAAGACCGTTGCCTGCATCGCGTGGATACTGGAGCGGGCTATGGGCGGGCTGCGGGGTCAGGCGTACTGGTGGGTCAGTCCCGTCTACCCCCAGGCCAAGGTCGCCTTCCGGCGGCTCAAGCGCGGCCTGCCGGAGACCCTCTACGCGGCCAACGAATCCGAGCTAACGATCACGTTGGTAAACGGGGCGATCATCTCGTTCAAGTCTGCGGAGAAGCCTGACAACCTCTACGGCGAGGACGTCTATGCTGCCGTGCTGGACGAGGCGACGAGGATGCGGGAGGAGGCGTGGCACGCGATCCGCTCTACCCTGAC